TAATGGCAGAAGATGGAGGAATTGAACCCCGAACGCACACAGACGTTCTCCTGTTTTCCAAACAGGCGTCAGTACCAACTGACTTCATCTTCTAAAATTGGCACCCTCGGCAGGATTCGAACCCACAATAAATCGTCCGTAGCGATTCGTGATAATTCCATTTCACTACAAGGGTATATTTTCTTTAATTGTAATGGCGAGTCTATATTTTTGTTACTTGGCAACTCTGCTAAACCAGGATTTGCACCTTTCAAGAACGAATATTTTTAATACCCATATTTAACATTGACTCTCTACCATATAGAAACACACTCAAACGGGTCTTTTCGCCTATCCTCGCACAGCCGTTGCAGCCAAGGTAGGGTAGAATGTGTTTTTAAATGGTAGGCAGTGAAAGACTCGAACTTTCATAACTCATCTTGTAAGGATGATGGCTAACCTCTCACACCAACTGCCTAATATAATCTTCTGTAATTTCTTTTTTAGAAAGAATAATTATTTTTATATTATTTTGTTCTTCTACTTTTCTAATTTTAACTTCATCTTTTTTAATTAAATAATCATTTTTAGTGTCAATAAAAATATCTCCTATTTTAAAATCTGGATAATATCTGTGTGATACATTGTTATCATCAATCCAAATAAAAGGAGATGGACGAATCCATTCAATATTTAATTTATCCAGCATTTCTGCTAATAAAATTTCATAATTAGATTGTAGATAAATTATTGATCCATCTACTTTCTGATATTTCATCTTTCTTTTTGATGTATGACCACCAAGTTCATTATTTTTAGCAGCAACAGAAAGTTTCTTTTTAGTTTCCTCTGAAAGTTTTTTACCTTTCTGTCTTTCAGAATATTGTTTTTTTCTTTCTTTGGTAAAAGAACTTTTTACTTTTTCAGATTGTAATTTTTTTCTTTCTTCTTTAGACATAATAATTGTCATTTCCGAAGAAATCTTTTTTTTTCTTTCTAATCCATCATTGGTTTTATAATATTCCTTTAATTTTTCAGAAATACGTTTCTTATCGTCTTCGGTTCTAATTCTAACATTACCACAGGATCGAGAACAATATGTTCCATTTTTATTGTGAGATATATTACATCTAGGACATATTTTCATATTATTCGTTCCTCTGTATTTTACTTTTATTTATATAAAATAAGATTTCACCAAAGACCTAAAAATTGGTGCAGCCAACTGGTATCGAACCAGTATCTAAGGATTTTCAGTCCTCCGCATAGACCATCTTTGCTATGGCTGCTTGGGTGATTAACGAGTAACGATCTCGTACTTCCTCTTTCACAGAGAGGGGTGCTACCATTACACCATAATCACCATTAATTGGATCAGGAACGTGGACTCGAACCACGATAAACGGAGTCAAAGTCCGTTGTCCTACCATTAGACGACTCCTGAATAAGTTTTCCAAATTGTTAAAGAGCTATTGAGAGTCTATTATAGATCATTCTCAACCAGAAGTCAAGTTTTTTAACTCCTGAAACGAAAAAACCCTAGAATTCTAGGGTTTTTTGTTATTTAAAAAATTTATATTTTTAACAAAAAACCCATTTGTAAATAAAATATCTTGGATCTTTTTTTGACGCGCAAGATTCTAAGTGCCATTGACTAAGCACTAAATTTTGATTGGATATGCGTGTTAAAATGTTTTTGTTCATATTACTACTTATATATTTTTTTCACTAAAAAAGCCTTTTTTTCAACTTTTTTTCAACTTTTTTCAAAATATTTTCAATTTATTTACAAAAAAAGCCCTTTTTATGGTATATTTTTTTAAATTTGGTTTATAGAAACATTTCCAGTACTTCTGTATGAAGTTGCAACACAACTAAATACATTTTTATACAATTCTCTAGTATTATTTTGGTCATAAGACACAGAATTAGAAATATTCATAGAATCACCTACAGAAGAAGCATCAATATTAGCTCCAGTGAACACAAACTCCCAATTATACTTAGTTTTTTGATGGTTAATTATATTACTAATTTTTTCTCTAGTAAAACTTATACTAGAATTTTCTAAACCATCTGTGGTAATCAAAAAAAGAACTTTAGATGGTCTATCTTCTTCAGGCATATTAGATAAACGCATACCTACTACTCTAATAGTATCACCAATTGCATCATAAAGAGGAGTCATTCCATCAGGTTTATACTGACTGGAATTTAATTCTGGACAATTTTGGATATTTATTCCATTAAAAATAATATTATTTGGATTAATACTATTAAACGTAGTTAAAGTGATATTAGCTTCACCACTAACTTTCTTTTGTTCCTCTATAAATGCATTAAATCCTCCTATAGTATCAGAAGAAAAATTATGCATAGATCCAGATGCATCAATAATAACAACTATTTCAGTTAGATTTTCTTTCATAAATTACCTCAAAATTAACAGGATACTTTTTAACATTTCAGATTAACAGTCTGGTGTTTTAATTTGCTGAACGTATCCTTATTTAGTAAATTTTTAATAGGGAGCCGAAGCTCCCATTTAATTAAAAGTCATATCTGTTGTTCATGATTGTATTCATCATAATTCCTTCTGGAGTAAAGTCATCCATATCAGTAGACAGAACAGCCTTTACGATAGAAGGACTGAATCCAGATACCAATGCTACTCCATTAGTATCATATTTAACAGGAACATTATCCTTTGAATTCAAATTCCAGAATACAATTGATGGAATTTCATATCCAGCAGCTTCAAACTTACGAGCAATCATTTGATGAGCAGAGTCATCAAAACTAATACACTGATTGAACTGCATATCAGATAAAATTAACAACATCTTAGGCATATCACTTGGAGCAACATTACCCTTTACTGCGGTTTTTAGAATCTTATCCATAGCCGCATGAAGATCAGTACTCATAGCCCAGTCTGATTTGGTCATTTGAGAAGCCTTATCTATAATATTACCCTTCAGATGTAGAAGTTTAGGATCAGTAGAGAAAGTCAAGAAAGTATCCTTGAAATCTCCAGTATTCTTTTCTGCTAGATATAGACCTAGAGAAACTGCTACATCAATACAAGTAGTAGAACCCTTATTACCAGCAATACATGTCATAGACCCTGATACATCAACCAAAGGTAAGATACTTGCATCACCAACGAAGTTTGGAAGTGCTTCCCACTGCTTAATAACTAGATCAAGTTGAGTCTTGTTGAAAGAAGCACTATTAAAACCATATAGGTTAATTACACCCTTCAATACATCGTATGGAAATACAGCACCAGCATTAACCTTAACCTTTGGATCATCACCCTTTACTAAAGAAGCAACATACTGTTGGTATGTATCTTTAGCATTACGCCAAAAAGCTTTCTTATAACGAGCAGAAGCTACTGATGGAACATGACTGAAATTAATATTATTCCAATCTTTAGCACACATTTTAGTTTCTACAACCTTAGTTAGATTAACTAAAGTTTTACGATATTGCTTTGGAGACATTCCTAGAGCATTACGAAGTTCTACTGCAATTTCACCTTTACGAGGCATCCACTTAGCGCATAGTCCATTTTCATTAGAAATAGCTTCTTTTATGTAATCATAGGCTTTAAAACGAAAATCAGACTTGAAAGTTAAAAGATCATCCCAACGACCCAATTCAGGAACTTTAGGTAGAATCTTTTCTACTAGATCTGGTTTAGTATTTTCTAGATGTTCTAGAATTTTACGAAAAACTTCACGTTCACCGGCTCCACCACGCACATCTCGACTCCAAAGAGCTACTCGAATAGCTAATTCTGGATTTTCTACCATAGCAGCAGTAAAATCAGGAACAATATCCTTACCACGAGAAGCACCAATCTTATAGAAAAGATCTACAACAGCGTTAGAAGTATCCTTAAAAGCTTTCATATTATTTTCAGTACGAGCTTCTTGATTCTTAACAGCATTTACAAATGAGTTCATAATTATCACCTATCAGGTTTACGTTTTATACAAAATTTTCAAGTTTGTTTTTGGTTAAAATTGCTGAAATAAACCTTTATTTCAACTGGATGATCGGAACAGTATTTTATTATTCTGCTTGACCCCATCCCCTGTATATTGGTTCAGTTCCTCAAGCCTATCAACAATTCATGTTGACTATCTGTATATTGTGTCTGTTAACAGAATCATATATGTCTTTCCATATGTCGTTGGTTCCTTGAATGTTCTCTATTTCTAGAGACTAGTCGCTGGAGCATTTTCTCCGAGCAAACATTTTCTACCACATTATAGGTTTAAAGTTTTTTCATTGCTGAATTCATCCAAAAATTAAAAAACAGGATGTGTTTTACGCGCTCTACCGACTAAGCTACTTCATAATAATATTATGAAGGTTGGACTCGAACCAACGACCACGGTGTTGTAATCACATTTAATTATGCAGTAAACATCCTAAAATAACACAAAATGCTGTATGCATTCTTCATTTTTTTATATAATACACCATTTTATTGATGGTGTCAAGGGTTTTTATGTTACATTAATAATTATTTTTTATTTAAATTATCAATGTAATGATTGATTGGAGCCTCCACCCAGAATCGAACTGAGTTATCATGATTACAAAACATGTGCATCGCCATCAATGCTTTGGAGGCTATTTTTTATTTATACTCTTTACCACAAACAGAACATTTAGAACTATCTCCTTTTTGAGATAGATTCATAACTCGCATACCATCTCCATATTTTTTATCTTGATAATCCGAAGAGTTTGATGGATTACCTTTACATCCACATTTCTTAATTACAGAACCACTCATAATATATTCTCCTATTTATTCATATACGAATGCAATTTCTTCAACAGGAATCAAAAAAACATTCTTTTCAATTTCTTTAGATTTATTCCAATCTAAACAAACTCTTTCTCCAACAGAAACTTCTGTTACATCTGGACCTACTGATATAACTACTGCTTGATCAACATCAAGAGGACTTTTAAGAATAATACCAGAATCTGTTGTTAGATTTGGTTCTACTCTTTCTACAATAACATTTTTTTTAATTGGACGCATAATATACCTTTTTTAAAAAATTGGCTGGCAATGTAGGATTCGAACCTACGACCCACGGATTAACAGTCCGATGCACTACCACTGTGCTAATTGCCAATATTGATAATTATAATCTATTTATAATGACATGTCAAGTATTTTTTTACAAATTATCAAATAAATTAGATAATGTAAAAATTGATCTAGACCTGTCATAAACCAGAACATATATTTGTCTGGTGTGTAATTCCACTTTCTATTTATATTACTTTTACAATAATCTATCAAATAATGTGATATGAAATCAATAAAAATTAGATAAATTGAAAAATAACCATAAAAATATATGAATACTCCGGTAAGTATACCATGAATTGCTGAATGAAGCAAGCCTCCTGGGTGTAAAAATGTTCCTTTATTTGACCACTGATATTTTGTCTGTAAAACAAAATCAGCAATAAAATGTTTGAGAAATAATCCCAATAAAATTAAAATCATTAAAAATCCTCTAATTCTTTTATTGCAGCATCAATGCGTTCTTCATATTCATCCCAAGCTTTGTTCTCCTCTGCTGTTACATTTTTCCATTCGATTAAAAGACTAACCAACTCATCTACTAAATCTGAGCGTATGTATTGGGATGGTTCGCCAAAATCAGGTTTTTTCTCCCATCCTTCAATCTCACATGCGTTTGCCCAAATCTTCTTTGGAAATTTATTCATTATTTAATACCAAAATCTGTTTTAATACACCATACTTTAAATTCTAGTAAAGAATTCATGTATTCCTGATCTTCAGGTTCAACGAGTTCAATACAATGATTAATAATTAGTTCAGCAAACTTTTCTGCCCATTCTTTTGAAGGAGTCTGTATGGTTAAACTATCCTCGCCGTTAAAATTTTCAGATACTGATTGTATAGTTGCTTTTTCATACAGTTGTTCAATTAAATTATTCATTATTTATGTCCTATATTATGTTGTTCTTCAGCAAACGCAATTCCACTAACAAAACTCAATAAGTGTCCTTCTCCCATACAATTTTCATACTCAATATATCCTTCTATACGTTTTTCAGGACTCAACGGCTTCCTTGCTTCACGCAGCATCCTATTCTCAGTCTCTAACCAAGCGGCCCATTTGCTGGCGCTATTAAATGCTTCATCCTCTTCATACTCCGTCATCGGCTTTCTTTTCGGCTCTGGGCTGGTGAATCTGTCAGGATATACTTCCTTATATTCCTTAATTGCTTCAGCCATAGGTGACGCATCTTCAGTAGCGCCGCATGAAATATTTTTATCTCTTGAGGTTAACCATCCAGCGAACAGATAAATTGCTCCTTCATTTGATTCCCATAATTCTATTTCTTTATTCATATTCTTCTCCTAATTAAACTATAGCGTTCTTTCGAACTTCTTCAAAAGTATATTCTTTAATAAGTTTACCATTTTCAAATACTGTTTCTAATACTGGAGTAGGCCAATCTTCAACCCCACTATGATATTTTCCGTTATCCTTGTAAAGCGTCACTCGACCTTTCTTGCTAGTCTTACCTGGATCAGTAACTGGATCTTTAAATACATGTCTCCATTCACCATTTACTCGAATTGCTGAACATTTCATTGCAAATTTTTGAGTATCTCTATCTATTTGTTGAAGAAGAGCACCACCTTGACCAAAAAGAATATTATCAGCACTATACCCATAGGAATCAGCAGTTTCAAGAATAAGATCAATTATCTTACCATTGATACCATCTCCTTGAAGGACTTTAACATTATTGATAACTTTATATCCTTTAGAGTTTACAGTATGTCCAAAATAACTATCTAAAATCTCAAGACATCCTGTAACTATTACATTTGGTATACCACTGTCTGGGCGAACTACTAATTGAACATTATTATCAATAATATCTTGTTTTAATACTGCGCCATACATATGACATGCTTTGTATATATCATAACTATCAGAAACAATTGATACTGTACCATTCGGATTATTACGAATCATATTACGATAAGAATCAACTTCGTTATCTCGTCCCCAAGACGTTACGGTAGAATGTTCCATTGCTGGAACGCTAAAACCTGCAATCCCACCATTATAATAAGAACGTGCAAAACAAAGACCAGCAATATTATCAGTCCCCATAAAATTGACTAGGTGCGCTGCTCCACCAATCCCAGAACTTTCAAGACTAGATACTCCTCTAGCACCGAAATCATGTAAACGAAAATCAATGTCACTAGGATTACCGTTTTTCTCTAACCATTTTAAAATAATCTTTTTACTTTCATAACTATTGGTTGCTACAGTTGTGGGATACCAAACTGCACGAAGTAATGCTGTTTCGAGGAAAGTAGTTAACCAAAAACATTTTGGGTCAGTATTTTCTATTGTAACCAACACATTTTTAACAGGAACGATAGTTCCTTCGGGAACTGCTTTAATAACTACCGGCAAAAATCCATTATATTTATCAAGAATATATTCCCATCCTTCTCTATAAAAAGGCTCGCCGTGATTTTTGATAATATCTTCTGCGAAATCAATATCATCTTTTGTAATAGGATCAAGTAGATATTCTTTAATAAATGCTTGTAATCCAAAGAATAAAGTAGAATCCCATTTACCTCCTCTACTTTCAATATATGAATATACTATTTCAGTACCTTTTGGATATTGATTAAACATACTGTATTTGTATGAATCACTATTTAAAATAATATTCTTTTTCATGTAATAAATCTCCTTTATTAATATAATCCATATCGTCTATCAATATGAATTCAATCTTATCAAAAATATTATAATCTTGATATTTTTCTAATTAAAATTACTCATCATTAAGCTCCATTAGACTCATTGGGTTGATTTGAGCGTGACGCAATGCGCGACGATATTTAATCTTTTGTTTTGCGGCAGCCTTCCTATTATTACCATAACGCGGAATATTAGGACAATCCATCCAATTAACAAGAGCATTATAAATCTCTTCTTTTGAAGCATTATTCCGACAAGCAAACTGATATTCACGTTTAGCGCGTTGCCCAGAACGACGATTACTATCTCTATTTGTGCGACTCATATTGTTCCTCTTTATGCTCCTACAAAATTGGAAATTATTTCGTAATGATCTTCAAA